AGAGGCGGTTGTTTGTGCTCGTAACCCAGTCACAGAAACGCTGCCAGTTGTCAAATGGTTTTGTTAGTGTGGCTGTAGTCATTTATAAAGTTAAAAAATACCAGGTACTATTTGTCCTGTAAATAAATAAGATGCGGCAATAATCCAAAAGGCGAGCATAGCGAATCTGCCATTAGCTCTTTGCCATATAGCTATATTGCTCACTAGAAAACACCAGGGATAATCTGTCCTGTTGTTATGTAGGCTCCAAGAGCAGCTACGATACCGATCATTGCAAGCTGACCGTTAGTTCTTTCAGCCTGTTCCATGATGAAGTTTTCTTCGTTGTTGTTCATAATTTCAATAGGTGGTTCTTTAGCGAAAATGTTTTGTTTACCGTATTCGGTTATAACTGTCATTGATTTAATGAGATAGGTGAATGGCGAGGATGATCGGTCAGGTCGCCATGACTATCTACTTTTTCTTTGTACCTTTCTTTTTCTTAGGTGGTCTGCCTACTTTTGATCCGTAGGTTCCGGGTCCGTATGGTGCCATAATTAAAATTCAATGTTAGAACGTTCTAGTTTTTTCATAATTTTATTTCGATATGCTGGGTCATCGTCATATCTAGGATCTTCCATAGCTCTTATCATTTCAGCTTGACTCTCAAATAAATCCGCTGCTTGATTAGGTGGTTTACCTGTGATGACTTTTCCATCTGATCCAACAGAATCTGCATATTTATTCATTAATGATTGAAGTGCAAAGAAACAAGAGATAGCATCACCTCTATCAATTACATGATCGAACATCCTTTGCTCTTGATCAGAAAGATTAGAGTTAGCCCATGACATAAGTTGAGCGTATTTCTTTTCACCACCTGCAACACTTTTTAGACGAGTTACATCTTCATCTGTTAATTGCTGTGGTAAGTTCTTTTCAGTCCTAACTCTATACTGTAGATAAAGCTTGGCTAATTCACCTGGACCTTTCTGTGCTAACTCTTTTAAGGTGTCATCACTAAAACCATCATTCCGTTCATCCCATAATTTCTCAAGGACATCGGTAGTTTCAGGTTCTTCTTCTACTTCCTTTTCTTCAGTCTTCTCTTCTGTTTCTTTATTAGATTTTTCTCCTAATTTTTTTTGGAGTTCGATGTGAGCTTTCTCTAGTTCTTCAGCACTCTTATATTTTCCTGCTAAAAGCTGTTCTTGCTCAGCCTCCATCTCCTCACCAACTTTAAGTGACTCTTGCTCTTCTGCATTAAGTTCACCAGGCGGTGTTGTCTCTTCTATCTGTGTTAATGTTTCTGCCATAAGGTGGTTTTTATTGTACTGGGTCTAGTTGTGCTGCTAATGCTGGGTTCTTTGATGGATCACTTATTGGTGCCTTGAGCATATTGATTTCATTCTCTGCACTTTGCTGAGCCATCTGTGCTTCTTGTGCTTGTTGTCTTTCAGCTTGTATCTCTTGCATACTTCGAACAAGGTTGAGCACATCTATACCTTGAGCTGCTGCTAGTCGTTTAATAACTTCTTCTGGGTTGATGTAAGTAACTAAAGCCTCTGGTCCCATAGTCTGGGTAACAGTTGTTAAGAACTGAGCTAAGCTCTCACGATCTTGACCTCGACCAAGTGCATTTACACCAGCAACAATTGTAGGTTTAACTAGATCTTTTGGTAATTTAGGTATTTCACCAGTCTTTTGAAATACATTTAGTTTTCTATTCAAGTATGGAACTAAGAACTCAACAGTTAAAAGACTGAATAGTCCTCCTAGTTGTTGTTCCAATTCCATCTGAGTCATTCTGACTTCTTCTGCTGTAGTTCTCTCAGAGTTTCTAACATTAAGTATTAGGAATGCTTCAGACAATCGCCTCTCTAATTGAGTAGCCATTTCAAAAGCTGTTCTGAAGTCAGCAGTCTTTCCAACTTGTACAACCCCAATATCATCTGGTCTTCCCTGAATGATTGCACCGTTACCAGCCGTAGCTAGTGTTTGTGGTTTAGTACTTGAAGCAGGTGAGACAGTGAATACAACCTTAGCTGCAGCCGCACTTCCTTCAACTAGAGCTTGGGATAAAGCTTCTAAAGACTTAAGATCTCCCATGAATTCTTCAACCCTTCCTCTTCCGTAGACTTCTCCATCAACATTGTTGAATCGTAAAGGTAACCACGGAGTTGCATCCATTGGTGACTTACCTTTTGAAGAAGGGATTTCAAAATCATAAACTTCTTGATGCCATATAAATCTATTATTATCAAGACGTACATGTGTGTAGATATCTACATCTTCACTTCCAGTACCACTATCAGGATCAACAACACTGTCAATCTTTTGTTCTAGTATTTCTGGAGGTACTTCTTTCTCTAATAACTTCTTATTGATTCTTTCTTTTGTGACGATTTCAATCACATGTCCGTTCCCGTCGCGTTCTAAAACATAACGATTTAGCGGAAACATTTTTAACCCTTCCTTACCCATAAAGACCAATACATTACCTGCAACAATCAAGTGTTTTAATGCTTGATGAATGACCACACGGTCACTAGAGGCAGCGATTGATTCAAGGATTGTTCTTTCAATCTTTGCAAATGAAAGATCTAATTCAGATCTCATCTCAGGAGGAAAACCACCCTCCATTAAGGTTGAATCATCTAATTGAAGTTTGAAGAAACTAGTTTGAGGAGGGAGTAAAGCAAGCATTAATTTAGATGCAAGCGTTACTACTCCCTTAGCTCCAACTGATTGCCATGGAGTGATTAAATTCTTTGCTCCATTAACATTATCTTCTTCACCTCTTACTAAATGAGGTAGGGTTAAACGTGTTGCTTGTTCTGCTACGTTTAGAAATTGGGAACGTTCACTGGATAAAGCGTCATATCTACTTTTCGCTGTCATTAGTTTAGATATTTAGTGAACGTATACGCATTGACCTTCCTAGTTGTCTTGTTCCTGTGGAAGTTCTACCACTCTTGTATGCTTGAGAGCGTCTCATTTTTACACCAGGTGCATTGTTAGATAACATCCGATAGTTTTGACTACCTGCTATTTGAGATAGACGCTCATTTAAGATGTCTCTCTGACTATCAATACGACCTTGTAAGATGGTTTCTTGATCAGCTAATTGCTGACCCCAGGTGGTTCTTAAAGTATCAAAGTCACGTGCTTGTGTTTGACTTAGATCTCCTATCTGTCTGCCAAATGCTTGCTCTATACCAGCTAACCTTAATTCATTATCACTAATCATTTGGTTATATCTAGTATCTGCAGCTTGACGATTCGCAGTTATATCACCTCTCAACTCTCTAGTAACATCAGCTAGATTTTGAGCTTGAGTTTCAGCCTGTGAGGCTAACCTATCTCTGAACTGTATACCTTGTTCAGCTATTGATGTTCCAAGGTCACCAATATCACCTGTTAAATCAGCTCTTACATTTGCAATATCAGCTTGTGTTCCTGCAAGTCCTGCCTGTTGTTGAGCTGTTAATTCACCTTTAAGTCCTGATAAAGCTGTTTGCTGTTGAGTTGTAAGATCACCTCTTAAACCTGCTAAACCTTCTTGTTGTTGAATTGTAAGATCACCTCTTAAGCCAGCTAGACCTGCTTGTTGTTGAGCAGCTTGAGTTGTTAGCTCACCTCTTAAACCAGTTAAACCTGCCTCTTGTTGAGCAGCTTGTGTTGTTAACTCTCCTCTTAAACCAGCTAGACTTGCCTCTTGTTCAGCAGCTTGAGTAGTTAGCTCACCTCTTAAACCAGCTAGACCTTCTTGTTGTTTTGCTTGTTGTTCAATAAGGGTACCTTCTAATCCACTGATATCTGAGTAGATTGATTCACTTAACTTAGCTAAATCAGCATCTCTCTGTGCTGTCTGTGCTGTTGTGATATCACCTAGCCTTGAATCGAATGTTGTTTGTAGGTCACCGATTCTCGTACCTAAAGCTTCAACCTCTGCGTCTTGAGTAGCAGATAGTTTTCCAAACTCAGTCTCAAAAGTTTTTGTTATATCACTGAACCTAGTATCAAGTGCAGATTTTTGTGCTTCTGTTTCTTCTGCTTGCTTATCGAAACTTTCTTGAATGTCACCAAACTTACCTGCGAAAGCAGTTTCAACATCAGATAGTTTGAGATCTGATTTAGTACCTAAAGCAGCTTCTAACTGCTTACTGTATAAATCACCTTGATCCGATAATTGTTTTGTGATAGACGCTAGTTCTTTCTCATAAGTTTTAGCAAGACCAGCTAGTTCTGTTTCAGTAGTAGTCTGACCTTTAACACCTTCAGTTAATTGACGTTGGATGTCAGCAAATTTTTGATCTAAACCTAAAGCCTCTATCTGTTTATCTACACCAGCTGATCCAGCTGTAAACCTAGTATCGAACTTACTTTCAATGTTAGCAAATCTTTTATCTAAATCACTTGTATATTCTTTTTCAAACTCTCTAAGTTGAGCGTCAAAGTCAAGCTCACCAATCCGTGTACTCAGGTTTGCTATTTGAGTATCATAGTTTATTGCTTTCAGACGTTTATCAACATCAGCTAATCCAGTTGTAAGCTGTGTTGTAAAAGCAATACCTGCCTCACCTAATCTTTTCTCTAATAGATCGTTAAAGTTTTGAGATGTTTCTTTTATCTTATCTTGTAAACCAGTCGGATCATACTTACCATCTTTTAACTGTTTAGTAAACTCAGCTTGTAAGCTTTTAACCTGTGTAGTAAGAGTCTCTTGGAATTCTTTTTGAGCTTGTAAGCTTATCTTTTCAGGATCAACCTTACCATCACTAATCTGTTTAGTTAGATCTGTAAATTTATCATTCAGACCACTTAACGCTTTTTGTATTTGAAGCTCAACCTCAGTACCACTAGCAAACTTACCAGCATCAATCTGTTTTTGAATGACGTTATCTAAATCTGAAGTCTTGGCATAATCATCTAGAGTGTCAGTTATTTGTTTACTGACTCCTTCAGTAGTAGCTAAACCTTTAATAGCTGCGCCTATCTTTGAAGTAACTCCTTCAGTAGTAGCTAAACCTTTAATAGCGTTACTTATCTTCGAACCTACTCCTTCAGTAGTAGCTAAACCTTGAATAGCGTTAGTTATCTGTGCACCTACTCCGTCTAATTGTTTTTGTGTACTGTCTTGATTAGCTTTTAAAGACGCAGTAAGAGTCTTTAAGGATGCTGTTAATGCACTTGTATCAGTTTGGTTGGTGACATTAACAGTAGGTGTAGTAGGGCTTAATAAGCTATCTATTCGCGCATTCAGGCTTTTTATATCAGCATCGTATGTATTATCTGTACCTGATAAACTTTTAGCAAATGTTTCAGCTAACTTAGTTTCTAATAAATTAAGGTCGAGACTACCTTCCTCATTCAGAATACCTAACTTAGAAAACTCAGATGTTAATTTTGTAAGATCACCTTGTGCTTTTGATATAGCTGTCGTTATGCCAGATGTATCAGAAGCCTTGATTGACTTTAATGGATCATCTTGTTGTAGATCTTGTAGAGCAGCAATAGATTCTCCGACTATTTGGTCTGTATCTGCAGGTGCTTTATTTTCTGCATTTATATTTTTTAAAGAATAACCACTTTTTTCTAGATCTGATTTTATATCATTGACTAATGCAGTTTTATCAAAAGTTGCTAATGTATCTAGCAGCTTAGTAAAGTCCGCTTTATTCTTACCCTCACCTAAAAACCCTTCAGCAATCAGATCAAGGTTATTAGAGATACCACTCTTAATTGCAGCCTTAGAATCAATTTTTTCTGCAGCTTCTGGATTTATACCAAGAAGGTTTTGCCACTTAGTTTTACCATCGTCACTGGCAAGATTATCTGAAATTACTTTCAGTATGTCTGCGTCTGTTCTTCCTTCTCCCCAATCTTTTCCTGTTGCATACTCACCGATTAACTTATTAATTTCAGCATCGCTTCGAACTGTATCTTTAGTAATCGAATCAACAGTTGTTAGTTTCTTAATTGCTTTTTCAGCATCTAACTTATCCCAACCTCTGGTCTGCATCCATGATGCTACTTCTGCACCTAATCCCTTCTGTACTAATTGTTTTAGTGTATTGTCATTTTTTAGATTAGTTAGAACATCTCTAGTAACATTCTCTTGATTAGCCTGTGTCCAATCAACAGGTTTCGGTGCGTATTCACTTATAAGGTCTTCAAAGTCAATATCTAATTGATCTTTATCAATTGTACTATCACCTGTTAGTACACCATCAAGCATACCTCTTATATCTTCTGACGTTGCATACTTAGATAGATCAGGAACTTCATATGTAGGTAAGTCATCCGCCGTAAGAAACCCAGATAGATCAGGAGCTGCAGGTAACTTACCTGATAAGTATTTATCTATATAACTACCGATACCAAGATCTTCTATGGTTGGTTGAGTTGGAGCCGCTGGCAGGGTATCCTTCTTAACGTAATCATCTAGATTAAGATTCGCTAATTCGCTTTTTATTCCTTCAATTGCCGCCCAAATTGGATCCTTAGTAATGCCTTGACGGTTGTCATACATCGCCTTATCAAGCTTACTGAAACCTTTAGTTTCATAATCACGTTTTAATCCAGCATGTATAGCAGCTTCAAACGCCTCAGGAGTATCAAAAACACCCTTAGACCACTGATTAGCCCAATAAGCTAAGCCATCTTTATCTTCTTGAGTATCTCGTAATGCTCTAGCACCGACTGGTGCGTCTTTATATATACTCTTTATGTAATCCTGTAACTCTCGATTTGTCATCTAATTATCCTCCATCTTATTTTTTATCCACTCCACAACTGATCGTTGACCAGAGCGATACATAATTTGTTCCATTGATTCATTGGGAGTAGGGTTAATAGGTGGATGTATTTCTTCAAGCTCATTCAAGACAGACTCAAGTGTTGGTCCGATGATTGACTCAAGAGTATTGGGGTAGGTTGACATTGCTATGCTCAAAGAACGCTGGCATTCTTGCTGACTTAGTTTCGGAAAGCTCTGGAGCTTTTCCCTCATACATAAGTCGATCGCTGGTATCCAGCCAAAATTTTT